TAAAAGTCATCTATATAACTACTCGTATCTGACTTGAAGCCTCCGTAAAGGACCACCTTCAGAGATACATTTAACCCAAAAGTCTAAACTACAAAGAACTACCTGGACAAGTATAGGCCCAGTGGTATTCGGTAGCGCAACCTAATACTTTCTGCACCCTAGAAAACGTACAGCCTCTTTCAGGTGTTTAAGCTTTATTCCCAAAGCCAAATATCATGGAGGATTTAACAATGGCTTTTACAACCGCATCGGGTTATGGGAATCTACCTAACGGTAATTTTAGTCCTGTAATCTACTCCAAGAAGGTACAGCTTGCGTTCCGCAAATCTGCTACCGTAGGAGACATAACTAACTCCGATTATTTCGGAGAGATCAGCGCACAAGGTGATACTGTGCGTATAATCAAAGAGCCTGAAATCTCAGTTCAAGCTTATGCTCGTGGCACAACAGTCACAGCACAAGACCTTGACGATGAAGATTTTCAGTTAGTCGTAGACAAAAGCAACTACTTTGCTTTTAAGATGGACGATATTGAAGAAGCTCACTCACATGTGAACTTCATGCAACTTGCAACAGATCGTGCAGCTTACAGACTAGCTGATCAGTATGACCAAGAAGTTCTTGGTTATATGTCAGGTTTTAAGCAAACTTCTTTACATGCACAAGCAGACACAGTTAATGACAGTGTAAACGGTTCAAAAGCTGTGACTACCGCAGGTTCAGACGAGTTGCTTACAAGCATGAAACTCCGTAAGGATTCATTCGGTAACATCACAACAAGCTCTGCAGGAGATCACTCAATTCCTGTCGTAGCACGTTTACCAGGTGCAACTGCTTTGCCAACAGCTACAGTTTCACCTGCAATGGTTGTTGCAAGAATGAAAAGATTGCTTGATCAACAACAAGTTGATACACAAGGACGTTGGCTCGTAATTGACCCAGTGTTCATGGAAATCCTATCAGACGAAGACAGCCGCTTCATGAATGGAGACTACGGTGAGTCTGGTGGACTTCGTAACGGTCTTGTAATCAACAACTTTCATGGCTTCCGTTTGTACGTGTCCTCAAACCTACCTGCTGTAGGTACAGGCCCAGGTACAACAGGATCAGCAAACCAAAATGCAAACTTTGGTGTGATTGTTGCTGGACATGATTCTGCTGTAGCAACTGCAGAGCAGATCAACAAGACAGAAACATATCGTGACCCTGACAGCTTTGCTGACATTGTTCGTGGTATGCATCTATATGGTAGGAAGATTCTTCGTCCAGAAGCAATCGTAACTGCTAAATACAACGCAGCGTAAGAAGGGAGATTGAATAATGGCTACTATTACAATGAGCACGAACTCAGCCTCTACTTCCAACAATGGCGGTACTGGCAATAAGCAGCTTCGTGGCAGCTTAGTTACTTTGCAAAACGACATCGATCTTGCAGATGCTATATTACAAAACGGTGGTACTGCACTAGCAGCCAATGATATCATTGAAGCTATTGCTGTCCCTGCAAACACTTTGATCCTGCACGCAGGTTTTGAAGTTGTAACTGCAATGGCAGGTACTACTACAGACTCTTCAATCCACGTTGGTATCACAGGAACAGACGTAGACATTTTTGCTACGGCATTTGACCTAGACGGTGCATCAGTAGGAGATCACACTCCTGCTATTACATCTTCAGGTGTATGTTCTAACTTACCAGTGTTTACTGCATCAGCAGACACTATTGACGTAGAAATTCATGCGTCAGGTGGAACTATCACTGGTGGTATTATACGTGTGTATGCTGTCTGTGTAATGATGGATGACATAACACAGTCTACATCTGCTAATGAAGTAGATCGTGATCTACTAGCATAAGGCAACTTTAGGGGCTGACTTAGGTTGGCCCCTTTAGCTTATCTAAGGAAAAAATATGGCTTTGACATTTCTCTCGTTAACTAACGATGTAATTACAAGAATGAATGAAGTAACACTTACTTCCACTACTTTTGCTAACGCTAGGGGTGTTCAAGTACAGTGTCAAAATGCTGTCAATGAAGCTATCAGATATATAAATCAAAGAGAGTTTGGGTATTCTTTTAACCATGCACAGAATACTTCTACTCTAACTCCAGGTGTGTGTAGATACACTGCACCAACAGATACTAAATCAATAGACTATGCTACTGCTAGAATTAAAAAAGATGATGATGTCAACGCTGCAGGAAATAATTTAGTACTTCTTAACTATAATGAGTACATAGAAAAAGGTTATCCTAATGAAGAGGATGATGTTGTAACAACAACTGTCAATGCAACAGATGGGTTGTCTGCATCCGTAACAACAATAACTGTTGCATCTACAACAGACTTTAGTTCAACAGGAACTCTGTACATAGGTGCAGAACAAATAACTTACACAGGTATATCGGGTAACGATTTTACAGGATGCACCAGAGGTGCAAATAGCACCACAGCAGCAGCAATATCAAACGGTACGACTGTAACACAGTTTGACGGTGGTGGTGTACCTAGAAACATAGTCAGAACTCCTGACAACAATTACTTGTTGTACCCTTACCCAGACAAACAATACACACTTATCTTTGACTACTTTACATTTCCATCTGACCTATCGGCACATGGAGATACTACAAGTATTCCAGACAGATTTGCACCTGTAATTGTGGATGGTGCTGCTGCCTTTGTTTATCAATACAGAGGTGAGATACAACAATACCAGTTAAACTTTGCTAGGTTTGAACAGGGTATTAAAAATATGCAGAGTCTACTTATTAACAAGTATGAGTATGTACGATCTACAGTCATCCTTGCCCCAAGAGGTTCTGCTAACTTTGCAGGTGGAGTAATTTCCTAATGCCAGATCTATCCCAAGCACAACCTGCAGCATTTAACTGTGAGGGTGGCTTAGTTTTAAATCGTTCTACGTTCTTAATGCAACCAGGTGAAGCGTTAGAGTTAGAGAACTTTGAGCCTGACATTGAGGGTGGTTACAGGAGAATAAACGGTTTTCGTAAATACGTAAATCAACAAGTGCCTCAAACATCTAGCTCTGGTGAAAAGATACTGATGGTTGCTAACTTTGCAGATAAAGTTCTAGCAGCTAGGGGTGAAAAGATATTTAGTTCTGCATCTACTGAGCTTGCAACTAAAATTGTTTCTACCACAGGTATGACAGGTTCTGGAACTATAACTGTAGACTCCACAACAGGTTTTTCTTCTAGTGGAACGTTACAGATTAACGATGAATTGTTTACGTACACTGGTGTTACCTCTACTAGTTTTACAGGTGTAACTCGTGCCGCTACAAGCACAACTGCTGCTAATCACGCTGTTAACGATGTAGTGTCAGAGTCCTGGACTGAAAGAGATACTGGCAGAACAAGTGCAGATAAATACAGCTTTGAAAGATATAACTTTGACGGTAACGAAAAGATTATAGTTGTTGACGGTGCAAATGCTCCGACTATATTTAACTCTTCTTTATCGGCAACAGATGTCAGTGAAAGCTCTGTAGCAGGTTCTACAATAGTTGTAGCTTTTAAAAACCATATGTTCTACGCAGGTAAGTCTAGTACACCACAGACGTTAGTATTCAGCGAACCTTTTGATGAGGATGGTTTTCAGTCTGCTGACGGTGCAGGAACTATCAAAGTAGATGATAACATTGTTGGACTAAAAGTATTTAGGGATTCTTTATTTATATTTTGTGAAAACAGAATATTTAAAATGACAGGATCTACTCTCAGTGACTTTGCTATACAGCCAGTCACTAGAGATATTGGATGTGTAAACAAAGACACTATCCAAGAATTTGCAGGTGACTTATTATTCCTTGGTCCTGATGGACTCAGAACTGTTGCTGCTACTGCAAGAATTGGTGATACGGCCCTTGGTGCTATTACACAAAACGTGCAGTCTATTTTTGATGCTAACATTAAAGACTCTACAGTTTTTGACAGTGTAGTTATCCCTGACAAAACACAGTATAGAATATTTTTTTCAAAAGCAGGACAGGGTGAAAAATTAACAAGAGGTATCATTTGTGTTAGGAGAGCAGACAAGTTTGAGTTTTCAGAGATACGTGGAGTAAAACCATCAGCTACAGATGCTTTAGTTGTTGATGGAGATGTAAGAGTAATACATGGTGACTTCTCAGGATTTGTTCACAGACAGGAAGCAGGTAACACCTTTGATGGCACAGCGATACTAGCAAGATACAGAAGTCCTGATTTAAGTTTTGGAGATACTGGTGTTAGAAAACACATGCAAAGAGTTATCCTTAACTTTAAACCTGAATCAGCAATAGATGCAGATCTGTTTGTTCGTTACGACAATGAAGCATC